GGGTAGCGCCGACGGGATGACGCCGATCGCCAGCCGTCCCACCAGCTCGCCCTTCTTCGAACGGATCTGCCCGAGCTCCTGGGTGAGCGACTGCCAGTTGTCGAGGATGAGGTGGGCCCATTTGAGGACGCGTTCGCCCTCCGGCGTGAGGCCGATGTAACGTTGCCCGCGCGCCACAATCGGAACGCCAAGCTCCTGTTCCAGCTGCCGGATGCGCCCCGAGAGCGTCGGCTGCGTGACGTTGCACGCCTGTGCCGCCCGCGTGAAATGTTTCTCGCGGGCCAGTGCCGCAAGATATTGCAACTGCCGGATATCCATGTGGGGACAATAGCTTGCGGCAGGGCAATGGGGAGCGAGAAAAGAAAAAGCCTATACTAGACAAAAAGTCCTTGACAGCGCCCGCTGATCCGGCTAGAAGAGGGCATACTCCACACATGGGTGACGAGATGAGCGGCGGCGGTGACGAACCGGCGGCCGCACCCGATTGGGTGCGGGTCCGCAAGGAATATGAGGAAGGTGCGATCCGGCTCGCCGATCTGGCGGAACTGGCAGGGACGACGGCCTTCAAGTTGATGGCGATGGCCCGGCGCGAGGGGTGGAAACCGCGGAAGCACCGGGGATCGAAGCCCGCGCCGGTGCGCACCACCATCGCCCGGCTCAAGAGCCTGCTGCAGCAGCGGCTTGCGGCCCTTGACGGCGAGATCAAGGCGCTCGACGAAGAGGCCACGGCCGCGTCGAACGAACGTGACATCCGCGCCATCAACACCCTCGTCAGGACTCTGGAAAAGGTGCTCGAACTTGAACGCAAGGACCGCGCTGTCAGAGCCAAGCGGCGCAAGCAGCACCGCGACTATACTGACGCCGACCGTCAGGCTCTTGCGGAACGTCTTAAGGGACTTGCCGCTGGAGAAGCGGCTGGACATGTTGATGAGCCAGCCGCCTCGCGACCGGCGGGAGATCATTGATGGCTGGGCCTACTGGGCGCGCGAGCACCAACAACTTCCGCCCGATGGTGATAACTGGCGCACCTGGTTGTTGCTCGGCGGGCGCGGCGCGGGCAAGACCCGTGCCGGAGCCGAATGGGTGAGGGCGAGGGCGCTCGGCCTGTGGCCATCGACCGGCCCTCACGCCGAGCGTATCGCCATCGTGGCGCCAACCTTCGACGAGGCGCGGCTCGTCATGATCGAGGGAAAGTCGGGATTGCTGGCGATCCATCCCGATCACCAGCGGCCGCGCTATCAGTCGTCGTTGCGGCTCGTCACCTGGCCCAACGGCTCGATTGCCCAGGTATTTTCGGCGGAAGAACCGGAGGGGCTTCGGGGCCCCCAATTCGACGCTGCCTGGTGCGACGAACTGGCGAAATGGAAACACGCCGACGCCGCTTGGGACATGTTGTCCTTTGCACTCAGGTTGGGAGACCATCCGCGGGTGACGGTTACGACGACGCCGCGCCCTGTGCCGATCCTGAAGCGGCTCATGGCTGATGTGGCCACCGCCGTTTCGACGTCACGCACCGCCGACAATCGCGGTTATCTCGCCGCAGGTTTCTGGAAGGATGTGCAGCAGCGATATGGCGGCACCAGGCTCGGGCGGCAGGAGCTTGAAGGCGAACTGATCGATGACAATCCCGACGCGCTGTTCCGGCGTGACGGCATCGAGGCAATCCGTGTACGGAGTTGTCCGCCGCTCACCCGCGTGGTGATTGCGGTCGACCCGCCGGCGAGCCACGGCAAGCGCGCCAATGCCTGCGGCATCGTATGTGCAGGCCTTGGCGAAGACGGCCGCTGCTATGTGTTGGATGACGCGACAATGCAGGGTGCGCGGCCAGCGCAGTGGGCGCGGGCGGTTGTGGCACTCTACCATGCGAGGCTTGCCGACCGCGTGGTGGCCGAAGTGAACCAGGGCGGCGCCATGGTCGAAGCCGTGCTGCGCGAGATCGACCCCGATGTCTCGTTCCGGGCCGTGTATGCAACGCGCGGCAAGCAGGCTCGCGCCGAACCGGTTGCCGCCCTCTACGAACAGAGCCGCGTGTCGCACGTGGGCACGTTTCCGGATCTCGAGGACGAGATGTGCGCTGGCGTGGAGCCGGGCGGCAAAAGCCCCGACCGCCTCGATGCGCTGGTGTGGGCGGTGACCGATCTGATGCTGCGGCGGCAAGGGGAACCGCGGGTGCGAAACTTTGAGTGAAGACGGCCCCCACCCGGCGCTGCGCGCCACCCTCCTCGCAGAGGGGGAGGGATGAAGGATACTGTAATGCTCCAGAAACTGAAACTACTCTTCGCCCCCGAGCAGAAGCGCTCGGCTTCGGCTTCGGTGATCTCGCTGCACATGGCGGGGAAACCCGTCTGGACGCCGAAGAACTATGCGAGCCTTGCGGCGGCGGGCTTTGCCGGCAATCCGGTTGGCTATCGCTGCGTGCGGATGATTGCGGAAGCTGCGGCGTCGATCCCGTGGCTCGCCTATGAAGGTGACCGCGAAGCTGTGGGCCATGCGCTGCTGAGGCTACTGGCCAGGCCCAACGGCGGCCAGCCGGGGCGCGAGTTCTTCGAAATGCTCTATGGCTTCCTGCTGGTGGCCGGCAATGCCTATGTCGAGAAGGTCGAGGTCGATGGTGGCCCGCGCGAACTCTATGCGTTGCGCCCTGACCGGATGAAGGCAATTGCCGCGGCAAGCGGCTGGCCCGAGTCCTATGAATATTCCGTCAACGGACAATCGGTGCGATTCGACAAGGGCGCCGTGCTCCATGTGAAGCTGTTCAATCCGCTGAACGACCACTATGGCCTGTCGCCCTTCGAAGCAGCGCAACGTTCAATCGACACCCACAACGCCGCCGCCTCGTGGAACAAGGCGATGCTCGACAATTCCGCAAGGCCTTCGGGCGCACTCGTCTATGCCTCGGGTGATGGGCACCTGACCAATGAGCAGTTCGAACGCCTGAAGACCGAACTCGAACAGAGCTACCAGGGCGGCAGCAATGCCGGAAGGCCCATGGTGCTCGAAGGCGGCCTCGACTGGAAGGAAATGGGCTTCAGCCCCAAGGACATGGAATTCATCGAGGCAAAGAACGCCGCGGCCCGTGAGATCGCATTGGCCTTCGGCGTGCCGCCGATGCTGCTTGGCATTCCCGGTGACAACACCTTTGCCAACTATGCCGAAGCCAATCGTTCGTTCTGGCGGCAGACGGTGGTGCCATTGGCGTCGCGCCTGGCCGAGGCCTTGACCGGTTTCTTCGGCGGCGAGGTGCGTCTTGCTCACGATCTCGATCAGGTCGAAGCGCTGAGCTTTGACCGCGAAGCCCTGTGGGCGCGGATCGAGAAAGCAAGTTTCCTGACCGACGACGAGAAGCGCGCCGCCGTAGGATACGGGCCCAAGACCCGTTAGCGAAACACAGGACAAACAGACCAATGCAGACGCGACGGGAAATCTCCCGCCGTGGGCGGCCGCTCTCGGCCTGCTCCGGCACCGGTGTGTTCGTGGGCTATGCCAGCCTGTTCGGCATACGCGACAACATGGGCGACGTGGTAATGCCTGGCGCCTTCGCGGCAAGTCTCGCACGCAAGGGCTGTGACAACATCCGTATGCTGTTTCAGCACAACCCTGCGGAACCGATCGGCGCCTGGATCGAAATGCGCGAGAATGACCGGGGGCTTTATGTGCGCGGCCGTCTCGATTGCAACGTGCAGCGCGGGCGCGAACTGCTTTCGCTTCTAGAGGGCGGTGGCCTCGACGGACTGTCGATCGGCTTCAAGACGCTGCGGGCCGGGCGCGACCGGATGACCGGTGCACGCCTGCTGCATGAAGTCGATCTCTGGGAGATTTCCCTCGTGACCTTTCCGATGCTGGGCGAGGCCCGCGTGTCGGATGTGAAGAACGCTGCCGAGCGGTTGTTTCATCAACCCTTGGCGCCAGTGCCCCGGACCGGGATGGACGCTCCCTCCTCCCTGGCCCAGCTGTTCCGGGACGGGGCACGACTTTTCCAACCAGGAGTGAACTGAACAATGGATACCGGACTTGAGACCAAGGTTGCCTTCGGCGACTTCATGCAAGCTTTCGAAGCGTTCAAGGACGCCAACGACGAGCGCCTTGAACAAATCGAAAAGCGCATGGACGCCGATGTGGTGACCAGCGACAAGGTCGAGCGCATCAACAGGGCGCTGGACCAGACGAAGGCCCGCATCGACGAGCTGACGCTAAAGGCTCGCCGCCCGAGGCTTTCGGGCGATGAGGATGCTGCACCACGCGCGACCGAACACAAACAGGCCTTCGAAGCCTATGTGCGGAAGGGCGAGACCCACGGCCTCTTTGACATTGAAGCCAAGAGCATGTCTGTGGGTTCCAACCCCGACGGCGGATATCTGGTGCCGAGCGAGACCGAAACCGAAATCGGATCGCGCCTCCGCAATGCTTCGCCCATCCGCTCGATTGCGGCGATCCGCCAAGTGTCATCGTCGGTCTACAAGAAGCCGTTTGCCATCACCGGTGCGGCAACCGGCTGGGTCGGTGAAACGGCGGCGCGTCCCGAGACCACGGCTCCCACCCTCGCCGAACTGCAGTTCCCGGCCATGGAACTCTACGCCATGCCGGCGGCGACCCAGGCACTGCTCGACGATGCTGCGGTGAATCTCGACCAGTGGATCGCCGATGAAGTGCAGCAGGCCTTCGCCGAACAGGAATCGACGGCCTTCATCACCGGCAACGGCGTCAACAAGCCGCAAGGTGTGTTGAACTACACCAAGGTGGCCGACGCGTCCTGGACCTGGGGCAACCTCGGCTATATCGCCACCGGCACGGCGGGCGCCTTCCCGGCCTCGAACCCCACCGACAAGCTGATCGATCTCGCCTATGCGCTGAAGTCGGGCTACCG